CAATTAATCGACTTAGTTGATGCAAAACATCATCGTATCTAGTGCCCGTTCTTTCTAATTTAAGAAGTTCGTTTTTTAAAACTTTTAATTGTTTTTTTAGATTTGTAATTTTCATAAAGGTTTTTAATTAAGTTAATAAAGATCACTAAGTGATTTTTGAATTATGATTGATTAAAAAATAAGTGTCAAGATTATTTTTAATTATTTTTTTAATCTTCAATATTAAAATCTTTGTAGCAGAATATAAAAGGGACGGAGCGGTATTTCTCATATTTATTTGGGATGACAAACATCTGCTCTTTGGGTCTGCATATCTCTAATTCTTCAAATATTTCTATAATATGGTTCACTTCGCTATCATCTAAAATTTTAATATCTACTCTTTGGGTATCAGCTTTTTTATAGAAAGCATTTTTAGCATATTGTGATATTGAAGAATCATAAAATTTACTTCCAATGACATCCCCATCTTTATAGATTGTATTGTAGCCAGTCTTAACTGTATCAAAATGGCGGATGTAATGCTCTTCTTTATCGGGCAATTCCATAACTTTGCAAATATCAATAATTTCTACCGAAAAATCATTAATATTTTGATCTTTAAAATCCTCTTGGAATTTTTTTACAGTATGCTTACCTGATTGTAGCAAGTAGAAGTGGCTATTAATCCTTGAAAAAATATCTTTACTTCTGCCGATATATGCTCTATTATTTTTAGTATTGGTGATTTTGTAAATTCCTTTCATTGTTAATATTATTTTTTTGTTGACAAATTAATATCTAATACTAGATTAGATGACAGAATTATATCAATTCAAAAATAATACTCAAGATTAATTTATGACTAAATTTTTAACATTAGAGGAAACAAAGAAGTTTATTGATTGGTGCAAGCAATGTAAAATCAATCAAAAAAGGATTGCTGAAATTTGCCACTTCCACGAGCAATGGGTTTCTAAGATATTTGCATCGCATAAAGCCAAAAGAAATAAAAACTGCAAGAAAGAAAAAGAACCATTATTGTTTGATAGAATCAAAGCTGAAAAGCTGGTTGAAACATTAAGAGAGCAAGCTAACTCTAAATTTAAAACCGTAGATTTTTTATAGGATGAATAAAGAACAAACAGAACTACTAAAAAGAATCGCAAATGAAAAACCAAATCAGTAAATTTTTAATAGCTAACTTAGAAGCGCAAGGCTATGACCTTAAACTGCTGGATCATAAGAAAATTACTGTCGGTTTAAAGATTGAAAACCCACTCGAGAAGCTAAAAATCAAAGGAATCTTAACACAAGAAGAATATCAAAGCGGCGTAGACTATCAACAAGACTACGAACTCGCAAACCAAACCCATCATTCCCGCCCAAGCTATGAGAATTTAAGAACAGACGGCGGTAAAGCAAGAGACTTTGATTTGAAAGACAATCAAGTGCAAGCAAGCAAAAACATTGAAATAATCAAAAGCTTAATTGACGAAAGAGAAAAATCATTTGAGGAATACACAGAAAGCCGCGGCAGAAGAAGAAGTAAAGGATTAAACAAAACATTAAATCTGGTATTTGAGAGACAACTGACTGTCAGTAGGGTTAAGATTCTCACTGGAATAAGCTTTGAACTTATAGAAAAGAGAGCAAAAGAAGTGGCGATTGTGATTAATAATTATTACAGAAACTAATGAGATTCTTAAAACAACTATTCTGTTTACATACTAATTCATTCTTTGAAAGCAAGACCGCAATATTTGATGGAAAAGCTGTTGGAAGTGTGGTTTGTTTCAAGTGTAATAAAACATTAAAAGAAAATGTATTTCTTAAATTAAAATAGTTGTAATTTAAATCGGACGGAATAAACTACCTTTTCATAAGTTGGAAACTTTCATCTACGCCGTTGGCTCGCAAGAGTTCAGCGGTTTTTTTATGTCCAAAATTTATATTATATGAATCTAAATCAAAAGATTATTTGGGAAGACGAAGATGTCAACAAAGCAGTTGAACATCTGATAAATTTAATCTCAAAAGAAGCAAAAGAAGAAGTCTGGTTGAAATATCAGATCTGCTTCAAGAAATGTAAAAATGGGGAAATCATCGTAAGAAACCCTGAAACTAAAGAAATCTAACTTTAACCCCCCTAAAACTTACACGCACAGCATTTTTCAAAAAGGTCAAGGTAGGGTAGGTTATAGGAATTTAACTAAAAATTACTAATTCAACAAAAACTGAATATGTCAAAGAACAAAGAAACTCAATTAGAAAAACCAGAAGTTAAACTTCCTAAAATTGAAACAATTGAAACTTTAGAAAAAGAGATTGTAAGACTGATAGAAGAAAGGAAGTCTAATCAGAAAAACTCAAACGAATTAATAAGACAAGCTAAAGATAAATTGGCTTTGTTGATCAATAAATCTAAATAGTTATGGTAGTTAAAAAGGAAGCGAAGAAGGGAGAGACAAAAAAGAAACTAACAACGAAACAAAAGAAGTTCACTGCTGAATATATTAGAACAGGCAATGGAACTCAATCTGCAATTAAAGCAGGATATTCTAAAAAGAGCGCTAGAGTAGTCGCTTGTAGAAATATAACAAACGCTAACATTAAAGAAACTATTCAAACAGCGGCTGAAAAATTAGGTATAAATTCAGAATTTGTTTTGGGAAATATCAAAAGAGCAACTGAAATTTCTGGCAAACTTTATCAAAAGACTGTTGGGAATGGTGAAAATGTAGCTTTTGTTGAAGATATGGTTGACTCACAAACATTTTTAAAAGCAAACGACTTGCTCGGCAAACACTTAAAACTATTCACCGACCAAATCGAAATCAAAGCAGAAGTTAAAACCGAAGACCAAGAATTAACTGACGCAGTTCGTCAACTATTATTTCTAGCAACACAATCATAAATATTATGACTACTACAATCGCATATTACGACGGCTCCTATGCATTAGACGCACCAACCAGCAATGTTTATAATGTTGTTTTAGTCCAAGATGTTCCTCAATTAATCACAAAACCAACTGGTGCAAAAAGAGTTTTCTTTTCTAAGAATGCCGACTTCTACGCAAACTATGTTTTGGGCAGTGAATTAACCGCGCTACAAACAAACGGAACATTCGCATCTGATACAGTTTGGACAAAAGGAACTGGCTGGACAATCGCCGCTGGTGTTGCTTCAAGCTCTGGTGCACAAACTGCAAACTCCGATTTAGAACAAACCCCAACATCAATAGTGGTTGGTCAAGCTTATTATGTAACCTTCACAGTTTCTGGCTATTCTGCTGGAAATGTGCGCGCTGTTGTTGGTGCGGCTCTAGGAACTAACAGAGCGGCAAACGGAACATTCAATGAATATATTACTGCGACCGCTGGCGGCATTATTGCTTTAAGAGCAGATTTGGATTTTATCGGAAGTATTGACAATTTAACCGTCATTCCTGCCGCTCAAGTTCCTTCTGCAAATGATTTAACTGGTGAAGCAAGCGAATTAAACCCAACAGTAAGGGATTTAACAAAGATATCGGCAATTAGTTTAGTCACACCAGACGCTAGCGGTGCTAAATTATCGATGGTTTTTACTAGCTAGCATTTTTTTAACCTTAATTTTATTTAATATGACTAACAAAATCAAAACTTCACTTCACGGTAAGCGTATCGGGCTTGATTTTAACGATGATCTAATCATTAACGGTCAAAGAGCTGCATTAAATCCAACTAAAAGAACTGTTGATTTAACCGCTGACACTTTAACGGTTACGAGAGATTTACACGATTTGAAAACAATTGTCGTTAATAGAGCTGCTGGATCAACAATCACTTTGCCTGCTGCATCTGGTAGCGGAGCAAGATATAGATTCTTCGTTTTAGCAACTATCACAACTCCATCTTTAATTATTAAAGTTGCCAACGCGTCTGATACGATGGAAGGACACGCTTTAATTGGTGCAGATGCTGGATCAACGGTTAATCTTTGGGAAGCTGGCGGAACAACTGACACAATCACTTTGAACGGCACAACTACTGGCGGTATCAAAGGTGATATGGTTGAAATTGAAGACATTGCAACCAACATTTTCTATGTCAAAGTTATTGGATCTGCAACTGGAACAGAAGCAACTCCTTTCTCTGCAACTGTTTAATTTTAACTTGGTCTCCGTCGCGTGATGGAAGTTGCCTTTAGCCTTTATTTATAAGGCTCTAATTTTTTTAACAAACTACTAAAAATATGACAGCTTTGGAGGAACTTTTAGCAAAACTAAAAGCAAATCCAGAGCTGAAACAAAAAGCCTTAGAATTAGTCAAGAATAATAAGATGATCTGGGTGCCAAATCCCGGTCCACAAACTGACGCTTTTAATTCTAAAGCAGATATTATGCTTTACGGAGGACAACCCGGAGGCGGAAAATCTGCCTTACTTTTAGGTTTAGCATTAACAAGACACAGAAGAAGCCTAGTAATTCGTAAGCAATTCTCGGATTTAGATGGGATTGTTGATAACTTACAGGGCATTATTAAAACAAAACAAGGTATCGCTCGAGGTGGTAGACCGAAATATCAATCACCTGACGGAAGATTAATCTCATTTCAAGGTGTAGCAGACACAGGAGAGGTTGATACAGGAAAACAAGGAAACGCATTTGATTTAATTGCAGTTGATGAAGCTGCACAATTATCTCAAAGTGTAATTAGAACGATGATTGGTTGGAATAGACCCGGACCCGGAGTTGATAAAGACCAAAGATGTCGCGTTGTTTTAGCTTCTAACCCTCCATTAAATTCAACTGGCGATTGGCTTGGTGAATTCTTTGGTGCTTGGTTTGATGATAAACACCCCAATCCCGCTAAATTTGGCGAGTTAAGATGGTATTATTTTGACGATGAAGGAAAGAGTGTTGAGACTTTGGAAGAGAAACCATTTGAAATTGATGGTGCGAAGTATTATCCGCATTCAAGAACTTACATTGCAGCATCATTAAGAGACAATCCGTTTCTATCGGAAGATGATTATCAAAAGAATTTGCAGGCATTTGAAGAACCTTTGCGCTCAATTATTATGTCTGGCAACTTTTTAGCAGCAAGACAAGACCAAGATTTTCAAGTCATCCCTACCCAGTGGGTTCGTGATGCAATGGAAAGATGGAAAGCAAATCCAAATCCTCCCGCAGGTGTGCCGATGTGTGCGATGGGTTGCGATATGGTGATGGGTGGAAAAGATGACGCGATTATCGCCCCAAGATATGATTATTGGTTTGATAAGTTTGTTGCGATACCAGGAAAAGATGTTCCTGATGGAAATTTAGGCGGTCATATTATTATGAATCGCAAAGATAACGCTCTTGTGATTATAGATATGGGTGGTGGATATGGTGGTGCAACTTGGAATTGTCTCAAAGAAAACTTAGGAACTCTTTATTTGAGAGGATATAAAGGCGGAGATTCTGGCGTTGGAAGAACAAAAGACAAACAATTAGGCTTTTTCAATAAGAGAAGTTCGGATTATTGGAAACTTAGAGAAGCTTTAGACCCTTCGCAATTAGGTGGTTCTTGTGTTTGTTTGCCTCCTGACCCTCTTTTATTGGCAGATCTAACCGCTCCTACTTTTGAAATTACAAACAGAGGGATCAAAGTTCAATCTAAACAAGACACAAACAAAGAAGGGGAAGTAATCGGTGGAATTAGAAAGAAATTAGGACGCTCACCAGATCGAGGTGATGCAGTTGTAATGGCGAACGCAGAAGGAGTCAGAGGATTAACACCATTAAATAATAGATCAGTTGATCTAAAAAGAATATCAATGCCTACTCACGCTAAAATGGGTGAGAGGAAATTAACTTTAAGGAGATAATATGGGGGCACCAATAGCAGCAGCATTCTGGGGTGGAGTAGTAAGAAACCAACAAGTGAAAGCAAAAGAAGGCACACAAACTAAAATTAGGGCAGCAACTTCTGCATATCAACAACAAAAACAAGATGCAAGAAATATGAACCAAGCACCAAATGAAGATGCGTTAAATGCTGCGAGACAACAAGCGGTAATGAGACTACAACAAGGCTCTGGTAGAGCTTCTACCTTTCTAAGCAACGGATTAGGGGGTTAATGTTAAATAAAACAGCCAAAAATTTAGTCGCTCAAGGCAATGCTTTGTTTAGTGAAAGAAGAACTTTAGATTCTTTGTGGCAAGAACAAGCTGAAAACTTCTACCCTCAAAGAGCAGATTTTACAGTCTCAAGATATTTAGGTAAAGACTTTGCTGCGAACTTAGCAAGCTCTTATCCTCTTATTATTGCTCGTTCATTCACTGATGCAATCTCAACTTTCCTTCGTCCTAAAGGTCAGCAATGGTTTAAAATTATCACGGAAGACTTTGAAGAGTTGGATAATGACAGCCGCAAATGGTTGGAGAAATCGACAATCACGATGCGCCGCGCAATGTATGACAAAGAAAGTGGTTTTGATAAAGCAACAAAGCAAGTGGATGCTGACTATGCAATCTTTGGTCAAGGAGTTTTAGAGATTAGACCAAACTTTAAAATGACAACCATTCAACATAAATGTTACCATTTAAGAGATTGTGCTTGGTATGAGAACGGAGACGGTTTGATTGATACAATTTTTATCAAAAGAAAACCCACAGCTTTAGAACTGAAAGATACTTTCAAAGATAAAATCCACCCTGAAGTTGAGAAAATGCTTTCTGGTGATAATCCAAATCCCCGCGGGATTATTAATTGCTATAAAATAGTAATTCCTAATGATGGAATCCAAGCAACGCCAAACGGATTAAAACACCAAAAACCTTATACTGCTATTTATCTTGATGTTGATAATCAACATATTTTAGAGGAAGTGCCAGTTGATGAGTTTGGTTATGTGATCCCACGCTTCCAACAAGTTAGTGGTTCGCAATATGCCTTTTCTCCTGCGACTATTGCCGCTTTGCCAGATGCAAGATTGATTCAAGCAATGTCATTTACTCTTTTAGAGGCAGGACAAAAAGCTGTTAATCCTCCTTTAATTGCAACTCAAGATGCAGTTTTAAACACTCCTTCTTTGGAAAGTGGAGCAATCAATTATATTGATTATGCTTACGATGAAAGACTAGGTGAAGCTTTAAGGCCAATGAATGTTGATAAATCTGGCTTAGGTTTTGGAATGGAATTACTACAAAGCAAAGAGCAAATCATCGCTCAAGCATTCTATTTAGATAAATTAAATCTTCCTCCTGTGGGTGGAAATATGACTGCAACTGAAACAACAGCGCGCATTTCTGAATATATTCGTAATGCTTTACCATTATTTCAACCTCTTGAGACTGAATACAATTCTGCAATGTGTTCTTTAATCTTTAGTATTCTTGCAAGACTAGGAGCTTTTGATCCTAATGTTCCTGATGGGCTTAAAAATGCTGATGGTAGAGGCAAAGAAATTAAATTTGTGTTTGAAAATCCACTAATTGAGGCGGAAGGTAAAGACAAAACCCAGAAATTCTTGGAAGTTAAAGCAGCTCTTGCAGAAGCAGTGGCACTTGATCCATCTTCTGCGGATATCGTGGACATTAAAGTGGCTCTAAGGGATGTATTTAATTCAATCGCACCTGCTAAATGGCTAAGAAGTGAGGAAGTTGTGGCAGAAATTGAAAACCAACAAGCACAACAACAACAATCGCAACAAATGATTGAACAACTTGGACAAGGTGCGGCAGTAGCTGAACAAATCGGCAAGGCTGGATTAGCAATCAATCAAGCGGGGTTAATGTAATGAAATTCTCAAAAAAGTTTGAAAGGGATTTTGAATGGCTTTTAAAATCTAGGAAGAAATTTAATTTTGATGGTAATTTAAATTATACCACTAAGGACGGCAGAAATATTATAGTGCCAGATAAGAATGGTAAATCTGCCAAAGAATGTTTTTATATTTTTGATTCTACTGGATTAATTGAGCCTTGCCGCCAACCAAAACTTCTTCACTCACTATTAAGATGCAAAGGTTCAATTAATTTTAATATTAAGGCGTGGGCGGAAGAAAGAGGTAACGGGTTTTTGGGCAAGATTGAGTTCCTTGAGATAGTTAAAGAATTTTCTTTGTTAGATTGGATGATCGAATCAGTTGAGAACCAAAGAATGAAATATTGGAGAAATGTATAATGGAAATTCCTAAACTAATAACCAAAGCCGAAGGATTGGCAATTAAAGCCTTAAATGACGGAACTGCAAACGATAGACAGCAAAAAATGGCTATTATCGCAATCATCAATGGACTATCTGCCTTTCAAAATACCTCATTTGATCCTAAGAATCCGCACCAAACTTCATTTAACGAAGGACGGAGAGTTGTTGGAACAATGATTAAAAAAGCTATCCTGTTTGATTGGGATGCTCACGAAGCAAAAAAGACTACGAAGCCCAAACCTTTATTAACAACTAAATAACTACTATGACTGAAAATTTACAAGCCGACCCTATCGAAACAATAGATAACTCAATTGAGAATGCAGAAGTTAACCAAGTTGAAGAGGTAAAGACTGACGAAGTTAAGCCTGAAACTAAAGAAGCCGAGGAAGTAAAAGAAACCAAAGAATATCCTGACGATTGGAGAGAGAAAATTGCCAAAGATGATGAAAAAGTCCTTAAGAAACTTCAAAGATTAAAAACACCAGAAGATTTAGCGAAGAGTTATCTTGAGCTTGAGAAAAAGTTTAGCGAAACAAGAGCTAAATTCCAATTACCTGAAAATCCAACCCCAGAAGATATTGTTAAATATCGCGAAGAAAATGGAGTTCCTGAAAAAGCAGAGGGTTATGATCTTAATCTTGATGGCGGTTTAGTTATCGGAGAATACGACAAACCTATCATTGATGAGTTTGTTAAAATTGCTCACGATAAAAATATGCCTGCTGGCGAATTAAAGAAAGCTGTTCAATCTTATTTTGAAGCAAGAACAAAGGCAGACGCTAAAACAACCAAGTTTATTGAGAAAACTACCCGAGAATCAGAAGCTGAATTAAAAGCAAACTGGGGCGATAAGATTACAGAGAATAAAAACAAGATCGCAACCTTTATGGAATCTCAATTTGGTGCTGATGAGGCAAGATTATTGGATCAAGCAATTCTTCCTGATGGAACAAGCCTTGCTACTAATCCAAAACTTCTAAATAAGTTCTTGGCTTTGGCTAATAATTTCCATCAAGTGCCTTCTGATACTGCGACTAATTCTAAAGTTTCGGATATCAATACGGAAATTGCTGATTTACAACAAATGATTAGAGAGGGAACTTATTATAAAAATCCCGCTAATCCAAAGAGAATGGCAGAGCTTACTGAACTTAAAGCAAAGATGAAACTATAATTCCACGAGGAATAGTAAGTCGTTTAGGCTTATTAATTTACACTTCCATAGGCTCATTAAAAGACTGGACAGCCCTTAATCGGCAACCTGTTAAAAGTTAAAGAATGAAAACCCTTGCTAGAAGTATTTTTTTTACTTTTTTCAAATTTAAATTTTTTAATTTTATGGCAACAACTGCTTTTAATAGCCAAATATTTATCCAAGAGGCTATACCCGGTTTTGAATCCCAAAGTTCGGATTTAAGAACAACTGTTCACACAGTAGCAAACATCAGAGGAACCACTGCAACTTTCTTAGTTGCTGATTCTGGATCTGCTGTTGCAACAACTAGAGGCGCGGATGGTTTAATTCCAGCTAGACCAGATAGTTTAACTCAATCTACTGCTACACTTAGCGAATGGCACGATCTAGTCCGCAAGACTAAATACACTATCGACTTTGGACAAGCAGATCAAAGAGCTGTAGCTATTAGAACAACTAATCTCGTTATCAATAAAAAAATTGATCTTGATATTATTGCTCAATTAGATACTGCAACCAACCAAGTTTCTGCAACTGCTGACTTAGCTTCCCTTTCTATGGTTGCCGCAGCTATGAGAGAATTAGGCGAAAACGGTATTAACCCTAATGACTCAGAAAATCTTTTTGCTGTAGTTACCCCTGCCTTCTATGCTCAATTGATGCAAATCAAAGAATTCACTTCTTCTGATTATGTTGATGTTAAGCCTATGTCTGGTGGTATGGGTCAAAAAATGAAGCGTTGGTTCGGTGTAAACTGGATCCAATCAAATCTTTTGACTGGTATGGGAACTGCAACTGAAAAATGCTATATCTATCACAGAGATGCAATCGGTCACGCAATTGACAGCTCAACTCTTGATATTTCAGTTGGTTATAATGAAGAACAAGCTTATCACTTCATTAGAGCTTCTGCTAATATGGGTTCTAAAATGCTACAACAAGGTGGCGTTGTTCAAATGTTGCACACAGGCAACGTTGCTTAATTATTAATCTTAAACTTTATTTATTATGGCTTATGTTTCGGCTCAATTAAACCTTGCGACAAATCGCATAGGTAATGCACCAGCAATCTGGACTTATTATGGCACTGATGTTCACACTGATGTTGTGGCTACTGATTTCTTTTCAGACGGCGCGGCAAAAGGTTTGAAAGTAAATGACATTGTATTTGTTACCAAAACTACTGCTACTATCGGGGTAACCATTCATACGGTTACTGTCGTAACAGCAGGCGGGGCAGCAACTATTGCACCTGCAATTCTTTAACTTTCAAGGCGAGCCATCTTAATTGGTGGCTCGTTTCCTATTAATTTAAACTACTAAATATATGACTGAAAAAAGAAACTCCGCTAAGGCGGGGAGTTTTATGACTCAAGCCCAAGCTAAAAATAGCTGGGTTCATTATGCTGATGCTGGCACAACCCTAGAGGATGTTCAAAGACCAAACTATTGGTGCAATGTTGCTGGCAGAATGTTGCTCTATGATAGAGTAGAAGTTGTTTTTGCTGAATTAAACGCGATTGCAGACTTCGTTGTTTTAGGAATTGAAGATGTAACTAAATGTCTCACTCCTAATCGCCTTGCTCAATCTGCTAAATTAAAATTATTAAATGCTTGTAATTTCCCAGAAGCCAAAGAAGAGAAACCTTCTGAAGGTGTTTATTCTGCTAAATATACAAACCACGTCAAAAAATGGACTGTTATTAACGGCTTGAATAATGCTGTTGTTGAAGATAATATTTCAACAAAAGAAGAAGCCGAATTAAAAGCTAAAGAACTAAATGGCACTAACTAAACTTACAATTTATCAAGGAGCCGCAAGGCTTTTGGGGCAACGAAAACTTGCCTCATTAACCGAAGAAAACATAGCTAGAAGAACATTTGACGATGTTTGGGATGATGGGCTAATTGACTACTGTTTGTCTCAAGGTCAGTGGTCATTTGCAACCAGATCATCAATACTTGATGCTTCAACATCTATTATTCCAGACTTCGGTTATAGATACGCCTTTGAATTACCTGATGATTTCCAAAACTTAAGTGCTATCTGTTTTGATGAATATTTTAAAAGCCCAATTATTGAATACTCCCTAGAAGCTGGAGTTCTATATTGCGATAATAATGAAATTTATATTAAATATGTTTCTAATGATCCAAATTATGGAGGCAATTATTCTCTATGGTCAACAACCTTTGGAGACTTTGTTAAAACTAAGTTAGCTTTAGATTCTTGCATTGCATTAACAAAGAACGCGACAATGGAGCAAAAACTAGCTAAAGATTTAAAAGATATGCGCAAAGTTGCAATGAATAATGATTTAAGAAACAAACCACCTGTAAGACCTGCGATAGGTTCTTGGGCTTCCAATAGGCTTTATAGTGGCAGACAATATGACAGAACAAACACCTTAGTATAATGGGAATGCAAAATGTATCATTACTGGCTTTTAATCGGGGTATCATAGATCCAAAGGCTTTAGCTAGATTGGATATTGAGCGAATCCCTTTGAGTGCTGAAACACAAACTAACTTTATGCCAAGATTGCTTGGCTCAATGATGTTAAGAGTGGGGTTGGGATATACTGGCGCCACTCATAATAACGCAAAAGCATATCATATCCCTTTCGTATTCGCGAAAAATGATACGGCTATTTTAGAATTTACTAATGGAATCCTTCGTGTGAAGGTAGATGAAGCACCAATCACTAGAGTTCCAGTTTTAAGTAGCATAACAAATGGAACTTTCACGACTGATTTAACTGGATGGACTGATAATGACGAAGCAGGCGGAACATCTGCTTGGGTTACTGGTGGATATATGGGATTGACAGGAAACGGAACCAATGCAGCGAAAAGAACCCAACAAGTAACTGTTGCAGGAGGTTCTGAAGGAGATTTAAATAAAGAATTCGCTTTAAATATTGTTATTAATCGTGGTCCAGTGATTATTCGTGTTGGCTCAACTTCTGGCGATGATGATTATATTAACGAAACAAAACTAGGTGAAGGTTATCATTCTTTAGCCTTAACTCCGACAGGAAACTTCTTTATTGAGTTCTCCTCGCGCTTAAAAAGAATCGTTTATGTTGATTCTGTGGCGATTGGAAGTGGAGTAATGACGCTTACCTCACCTTACGCAGAAGCAGATTTAGGATTGATCCGTAAAACACAATCAGCGGATGTGATTTATCTAGGGTGTAAAGGTTACAAACCTTATAAAATAGAGCGAAGAAGCACGACAAGTTGGTCAATAGTAAAATATTTACCCGAAGATGGACCAATGAGAGTGGCGAACACAACCAACATTACCTTAACAGCAAGCGCGGTATCAGGAAATACGACCTTAACAGCAAGTAAGCCAGTATTCAAAAGCACCCATATAGGGGCTTTATTTAAACTTGTTTCTACTGGTCAGTTCGTTTCTCAAAGTGTTACTGCTGAAAATACCTTTACAGATGCAATTACAGTTGAAGGATCAGGAAATAGAAGGATTTTTACAATCGTTGTTTCAGGAACTTGGGTTGCGACAGTTACCTTGCAACGCTCTTTTGATTTTGGCGTAACTTGGGAAGATGTTTCAACTAAAACAAACGGCACTACAACGCTTGATGATCTTTTAGATAATCAAGACATTCAATATCGCATCGGGGTTAAGACTGGTGATTTTACTTCGGGAACAGTTGCGGTGTCTTTAAATTATAACTTAGGAAGTAATACTGGCTATGCCAGAATTACCGCCTTCTCTTCCTCAACTTCTGTTTCTGCGGAAATATTAAATGATTTAGGAAACACAAGTGCGACATCTAACTGGTCAGAAGGTGCTTGGTCGGATTTAAGGGGCTACCCTTCTTCAGTAGCTTTACACGAAGGTCGCTTATTTTGGGCTGGAAAATCTAAAGTTTGGGGATCAGTTTCGGATGCTTACGAAAGTTTTGATGAAGATGTGACAGGAGATTCTGGAGTAATTGATTCAACAATTGGCTATGGACCAGTAGATGATATTAATTGGCTAATCCCAATGACCCGCCTATTTCTAGGAACTGATATTTCAGAAAAGACTTTAGCCACAACTTCATTTGAAGAAGCCTTAACTCCTTCTAATTTTAGAATTACCGAACCATCCACACAAGGATCAGCTAATATTGAGCCAGTAAAACTAGATAAGAAAGGTTTATTCGTTCAATCATCAGGAACTCGTTTATTTGAATTATCTTACAATCCACAAGAAGCAGATTTTAGTTCTGGTGAACTTACTAAACTTGCTCCTGCGATTGGTGAGCCTTCTATTATTCGTTTAGCTGCACCAAGACAACCAGACACAAGGATTCATTGCGTTAGAAGTGATGGAAAAGTTGCTATTTTGTGTTATGATCCAGTAGAGAATTTACAAGGTTGGGTTTTGGTTGAGTCAACTGGTGCTAGTGGAATTATAGAAGATGCTTTTATTTTACCGGGCGATGATGAGACATTAGTTTATTACTGTATAAAAAGAACCATCAATGGTTCAACAGTTCGCTATTTAGAGAAGTGGGCTTTAGAAAGTGAATGCCAAGGTGGAACTCTAAACAAACAAGCAGATAGCTTTATTACTTACCAAGGTCCAATAACTGGAGTCTTCACAACAATAACAGGCTTAGACCATTTGGAAGGTGAAGAAGTAGTAGTTTGGGGTGATGGAAAGGATCAAGGAACTTTTACAGTCTCGAGTGGATCAATCACCCTATTCGCAGTATCAAACGCAGTTGTAGGCTTAGGTTATACAGCACAATATAAAAGTTCTAAATTAGGTTATGGCGCACAACAAGGAACACCATTAAATAAAAAGAAAATCGTCAGAGATATTGGATTGATTCTTTCTAATACTCATTATCAAGGATTAAAATTTGGTGCTGATTTTGATAATTTACAGAATTTACCTTTAGTTGAAGACGGAAAAATAACTGGTGCAGATTATATTTGGGATCAATACGATAAAGACACAAATCCCTTTGGTGGTATTTGGGATACTGATAGTCGAATTTGCTTACAAGCACAAGCACCTAGACCCTGCACAGTATTAGCGGCAACTTTTGGAGTTCAAACAAGTGAAGGCTAGATTTGCTACCGCAGAAGAATTTAAAAAAATCTACCCAGAATGTCCTTATTCATTTAAGGGTTGGGTCATTGAAGATAAAGAAATTCTTGTAATTGGCGGGCTTTTATTGGATAATAGATTTAAAACATTAATTCTTAATGTTGTTAAAGATTTACCGGCGAAGACTATTTGGAAAGCTTGTAAGTCAATAATTCAAGAATGTGGTAAATTCTCACCAATATTCTACGCGATACGAGACGAAGAAATTCCAAACTCAAAAAGATTCTTAGAGAAACTAGGATTTAAACATCATTCAAATAATATTTATATATGGGAGCATTAGCAGCAGTATCGGCGATAACAACATTATATAGTGGTTATCAGCAATACGGAGCCAAAAAAAATGAGGGTAAATTAGCAGAAAATCAAGCTAATATCCAAGCAAGCCAAATTGAAGACCAAGCCATTGCAGAGCGTGGAATGGCGGCAATGAACGCTAAGGAGCAAAGAAGACAAGGCGCTTTAATGCAAAGCAAAGCCATTGCAGCAGCGGCAGCGGCAGGAAGATCACCCTCAATGGATAAAGGAGCTTCTGATATTATCGGAGACATTAACGCAGAAACAGAATATAGCGCACTAACTTCCCTCCTAGAAGGTAAAGTAAAAGCTAGTAATTTACAGATGGAAGCCTCTACAATGAGAACACAAGGAGGAATTGCCAGAAAAGCTGCTAATAAAATGGCAAGAGCTGGGTTAATTTCTAACTTTGGTCAAGCCGCTTCTACCTTTGGTCAAAAATACGGAAATTCATA